AGCGGTCGCGGTGTTCGTCACCCGAATCAGCGAGAATGAATCCCCGTTGATCGCGGTAGTCGTCGCCGTACCGTTCCATGCCGTGTAGGTGCTGGTTCCCGCCGTGGCAAGAATGCTGTTGACAGAGAACAGCGTGAGCGCCGTCCACGCCACAAACTTGCCGAAAGCCGTAGAAGCACCCGCCGCGTTTTGGCCGTAGCCATGAGCCAGCCGCACCTCGTAGGCGGGATGGTCATAAGACATATTTCTCGTAGTCATGATTTTTCCTTTCTAGTTAGGCCAAGCTGTCCCATTTCACAATCCGGACGTTTGCCGCCAGAGTGTGAACGATGCCAAAGCCGCCCAAGTAGTACCAGGCGACACCCTTTGACCGTCCGTAATCGGTCGGAATCTTCCCTCGCATTTCCTCGGGGACGGCAATTGCTTCCGCCACCGTGTCATTGCCGAAGAAGAAAATCCAGTCCGATTTGCCGTTGGTCCATGCGGTAGTCGTGGTGCCGTCAGTGCCGGTGCCCTTGGCAATGTTGGTCTGCTCGACGTAGCGCACGTTTTCATAGCGGCCGATTTCGCCGTTCATGATGAGCTTGAAGCCGGTATCCGAATACTGGTGGATGGTTTCAAGGCTGTTCTTGAACGTGCGCAGCGTGGTCGGCCATGCAAGGGCGTAATAATCGTCGGCAATGTACGCCGGGATATTCCGCTCTTTCATCGCGTCAACGATGGACTTCGCGTGCGTGTTGTTGAACGCGATGGAGTTGGTGCCGGTGACCGTGCCGTTGGTGTACAGCGTAACAGCCGCCGTGTCCGTGCCGCCGGTCGGAATCGCTCGCAGCAAGGTCTGGTTGAATTGAGTCCACGCCAGCCGGTCAAAGGTCTTGACCGCGTCGTTTTTCAGGACTTTTTGCACCAGTTCGATGACCGGGAACTTGGACAGATTGTCCAGTTTTCCGGAGAACGGAACACTGTTACCAGCTTCAGTGATCGTCAGGGTGCCCTGTACGATGGTGAAGTTGGTTTCCGGCATGGTGTTGGTTTCCGTCAGGACACCGCCAGCCGCTGACACATCCGAGAACACGTCCCAGGTGTATACGTCGCCTTTCTTTCGACCCTGTTGTGAAGCATCGCGCACGTCAGCGAACTGACGGAACTTCACTAAGGGTTGTACTGCCATCCGCAGGACGTTGGACAGTTGGCGGGAATACATGTATCCGCCCAAACTGTTAACGGCCCATACTTGACCGGCCATTTTGAGTTCCTTCTCAAATGTTAGCTTGGCCCCGGCGTTGTGCCATCTGTGCGATAACGGCGCTCGGGGAATCGTCTGGTTCTTCCTCGACCGGCTGCGTTGCGCGTGCTGCTGCGGTAGGCAATTTGTGAACGGTCGCGGATTTCAACGCGCGCTTGTCCTCAAACGAACCTTTGGGGGTACCGTGCCATTTCCGAAGTTCTTCGCCTATCGTGGAGTAACGCTGCTTGTATGGCTGGCGGTCGCCCGCTTCCACCATCTGCGTGTCCTTCTCGATAAACAAAGTCCACAAATTCGGGTCTTTAACGATATCCTTGTATTCGTCGTGCAGCCAAGCTCTTGCGTCTTCAAACCTGATCCGGTCAGCGGCCCTCGTAGCAATCACGTCCGTGTTATCGGATGGCGATTTGCGAATTTTGGCTATGACTGCGGCGGCTTCTTCTTCAGTGCCCATTTGTAACGCGCGGGCTTGCGCGAGGTCGTCTGACCCATACTCCTCAGCGTCCGTTTTATCGGATGGCTGCTGAATTCCTTGTTCGGCCATGCGCTTGGCATGGGCCAGATATTGGTCTGCGGCTTCTACTTTCGAGGCGCGGGCGATGAGTTCGTCATGCGTCAACTCGATTTCGTTGCCGTTGACTTTGATCTTGAATTTTTGGGGCGCATCGGCGGGCGCGGATTCTTCCGACTCCTCGGCGGTTTCCTCGGCGGCTTGGCGTCCCTGTACTTCTTCATCGCCGGTTATGTCTACCAGTTCTTCGTCGCGTAGGCCGTCTGCGCTGTTGGCGATGGCATCAAGGCGGGAGATACGTTCATCGTTACGGCTGCCTACCGCTTCGCCGGTATCTTCGGAATCGTCTTGCTTGCCATCGTCATTCATCATCTACCCCTTCGAGTACGTTAAGAGCCTGTCTACCGTCAAGGATCGCCTCACCAAGCCATTTCTGAACACGTTCAGCTACCCATATTGTATTCTGTAATTCCCTGATCCGTCTAGTGCGCCACGGATGGACCGTTTTTAGGGCATCTGCGGCCTGTTCGGCCTCGTTCTCAGCCCTGCGCACCAAATATTTGCCGATGTCGCCTGACAAGAACTGTTCAACCTGCTGGCCGAACACTGCCGTTTGAACCAGTGGGTCGTTCGGATCAATGTTTTGCGCCATTCTTGCCCTTTGGTTTGTCCTTATTCTCACTTACGGACATCGCCGCTAAATCTTTCGCCATCGCGTGGTCCAGGTGCGCGTGATGGATCGCGGCTATGTGCGTTGCAAGCGTGCGCTTGTTTTGTTCCTTCTCATGGATCACGGTTCGCACAATGTCGGTCTGGTTCTTTTCGGCGGCGGTCTGCGCTTTCACCTGATGGCCGGTCATTTTCTCTTGTACCTTCTGCTGCAACTGCTGGATGATGCCTTGCGCCTGCTGCAATTGCTGCTGTAGCTGGAGTTTCATCGGATCGTCAACCGACATGAAGCGCTTCCCGTCCTGATAGCCCATGAAACCGAAGATTTGCTTGCCGATTTCGTCCACGTTCAGGCCGGGTATCTGCATCTTCACGATATTCCCATAGGACTGCACGCCGAACACCAGTTTTTGCAGTTTGGTCTGCGGGTCGGTCGCGCCCATGCCCACGTTCACCGTGAGCGTCAGTTCTTGGTTGAGCAATTCGTCCGTCATCTGATCCAGACCGAACTTCTGGAACATTTCGGAGTTCTCGACGGCTACAGCCAGCACAACGGCGTCGGTTTCGTACTTCTGTTCGCACAGCACGAGCAGCCGGAGAACAGGTTCCATCCATGTTTCAACGAAAGTCCGAATCAAATACTCGACCAGCATGCCAGCGGGCGCGGAAAGCATCTGCATACTGCGGGCGGGCGCGTTGTTAGCGATGTCCGGGTTAGTCATCACGCTGGACGCGCTGAAATTTCCAAGCAGTTCGTCCATATCGGCATTGATGCGGTCCTGCTCCTGATAGCTACTGGCGGTCACATCAGGCCAGTTAACCTCTTGGATGTCGTTTTTCACGTCATCGGCCATCGTGACGCCGCCGGGCACGTTGCGCACCAGCGATGGAATATCGACATTCTTCCCGCGATTCACCAGCCAGCGTTTATTCAGGACCAACTTAACGTTGTCCAGGCGCTGATTTACGATTTCGTTCGCTTCGTCTTGCAGGCCCTTCGACAGTTCGCTAACGCTGCTAGGCATGCTCGTATGCGTTTCGAGAATGCAACAGCCGATAACGTAGTCTCGCTTGCCGTGTAGCGTGGTTTCAGCCAGCGGTACAGGATCGGACAGTAGAGCAATATCGCCCATCGTATAGAATTCATAGTCGATCCCTCCGCGCCGGTGGATGTGTCGCTGCACCCATGCAATCTCGTAATCGCTGATGGGCCTGTCTTCGGTCTGTGTCGGGTCGGTGCGCTGCTTCTCGCGCACGATACGCGTCGAATCGCCCAAGGATTGGGATGCTTGGCGGATGGTGTTATCTGATAGGCGTTTCCAACGTGGCTTGCCGGTCTTGTTGTCCGGCTGCGTCATTTCGTCTTTGATGTCGCCCACGTACATCGGGATCAATTGAATAATGTACGGGCTGGTGTTTACAGGGTCAATCCACGATGCAGCCGGGTCGATCCGGATATTTTCAATCGGGATAAGCTCCACCTTCGGCTTATCACTGAGAATCTTTGGCGGTTGCGTCGGCTGTGCTGTTGCTGGCTGCTCAGCGTCAACGTCATCGCCTTCCATGCCTTCGGTCGATACATCGTTACTGAATTCCCGCTTAACTTCTTCCTCGTAGTCCCATGACACGCGGGCGCACACCGCGCCGGTCTTTTGCGCATCCTGTATGCCGCCTAGCACCAGCTGAAACCAAGGGATTGATTTCTTGAGCCGGTACTGTAAAAGCTCTTTCATGATGTCAGCCGACACCACTTGTTTTTTATTCGCCTGATTCTGCGCTTGGACGCTGACTACATCCATGTTGCTGAAAAATGCAGCAGCCGCAGCGGCTTCATTCTTGCGGATGATCGAACGGGTTTTCGGGCGGTATAGTTTGCTGCGCTTGGCGAAAGATGGGCTATTATATTTCGAGTCCATCGGGTGCGAATTGTTAAACGCGAGAATCGAATCTTCCCACCGCTTGCGGTAGTTGGAATCGATGTACGTAGTGCTGAAACGATACGCCTCCTGCGCGAGTTTCAACCACTCGCCGCCGGGTTCACGGCCACCTTCAAGGTGAGGGGCGGGGCGCTCTAGCTGCGTCATTGCATGTACGCCTTACCAAACGATTCGCCATCCCATGCGCCGCGCGGCAGGCCCAAGCGTTCCAGCAATTCACCGCCAGCCATGACGATGCCCTTTTCTAGCATGGATACGCTTGCCGCCTTGGCAGCATCGACCGTGAATCCATAACGCGAATCCGCGCCGCCGTATTTGATAATCAGCGTCATTCCCGGTGCCCATCCAACAATCCACAGATGGTTAGGGTAGTGCCTCGAAAGCAATCCCGCCGCCATTTTGGCGATGAGTTCCATCTGGTTCGATTCAGCATCGACCGATGTAACCTCGACAGTGCGAACGTCGGCGGCTTGATTCATGGCGCTTTGTAAAACCCCGTTGTGCCCTGATCTGTCGATTCAAACGTGCGACCGTTGGACAGTTCGTAGGCGATGTCGGGCTTGTTGAATTCAGCGCCCCATTTTTCCATGACCATTGAAAGCCAGTTGTAGGTGCGCGAGCTAACGGGCTTGCCGTTTTGCGGGGGGATGGGCGGGGGCATAGTCTAGGTAAATTCAGGTTCGAGTGAACGCTCATCAATAAACTGTGGCGGGGTCGCTTCCATATCATAAATCCGGCTGAATATGTCAATCAAATCCTTCAGCCCGCCGAACGGGAAATAGTGCGTCTGCAATTTCAGTTTCTCGGACAGGTCGTAGGCGTTGCCGTCCCCATCCTTGCGCTTGATGATACGCGAGATTCGGTAATCGTATCCTCGTTCGTGCATCGCCCGCTGATTCCGCGTCAACTTCTCCGGGTCGGTAGGATGCGGCAGGAATATCTTGTGCTGGCGCATATCGGGCGTGAGGCGCTGCACGCGGTCGGTCTTTGATCCGCCACCCTCTCGCGGCCATGCAAGCTCAGTGATCCCAAAGCTGACGGTCTGCCCGTTCTCGTTCGGGATTTTCATGCGCTCTTTGAAGTAGTCCAGGTCGGACTGCGCGCCGAACGATTCATAGCCGACGCGGACCGACTGCACGCCGGGCGCGCGCTTCCACTTGATGAACAACTCGCGCAGGCGTGCCCAACGCTCTTGCAGGTCCATCTTGTGCGCGTAGCCGTCCAGCAGGTACTTGTTCATCGCGTAGTCAAGGCCAACGACAACGTAAGCTGAGTCCGCGCTGTCCTTCTTGTTCGACCGCGCCGGGTCGCACATCAGGAAAACGTTCAACGTTTCCGGGCGTATCTCGTAGGTCTGGAAGTCTTCGATGTTAAACATGCGCTGCGTGCCGGACAGCGGGTCTTGCATCATCTGGCAGGCTATCGTCGCCTCGCCCTGCACAATCTTTTTCTGCTCCCAAAGTTCAGGCGGGAATAGCACCGGCTCGCCGTCCATCAGGTTATTTTTCGTGGCCGTGTACCGGCGCACCTTGACGGCCCCGCGCTTGATGATCGCCTCGTAGGTATCGGCGTAGCTGTAGCGGGTGCCGACGTGCCACTTGCGGCCACCTACTTTAGACAGGTTATCGGCAAGTTCCCATGATGCCGTGGTCTTTTCAATCTGTTCGGGCGTGTAAACAGATTTGTCAGTCACCACGTCATCGAATATCAACAGTTCAAAGTGCTTCGATACCGGCTGACCGTCCACCAGCCCATAGGCTTCGACGGTCGATTCGTTCGGCGTACCCTTGCGTATTACCGTGATGCCAGTCTGCAATGACCAGTTGCGCGCGTCCTTGTCCGGATTGTCGTACAGCACATCGGGAAACACGCGCAGCAATATCTGATTAGATTCCAGCACCTGTTTAATCACGCGCAGAAAGCCGGACGCTATCGGGCTGGTATGGCTGAATATGCCGATGGTTATTTCCGGATTGCGCAATATCTCCTGCACGCTTCCGCCCTGCGTGATGATCGAAGACTTGAAATGTTCCCGCGCCCACAAGTCCAAGTAACCATCCGGCGCGCGCTGCACTTCGCGGCATCGGTCGAATACCCAAGGGTGCAGCATGTCAACGCGACCCATCACCTTGACCAACAGGTAATAGCGGTCCTCAAGGCACAGCGCGCGCACACCTTCCAGACTCGCGCCACGCTTGTCTACGTCATCCCAATACTCAAGGATGTTATTGAACGGTATGTCCAGAACTGGTTTCATCTATCGTGATTATGCCGCGCAGCTTGGAGCGAAGGTCATCAGCACCGGCAATGAACAGCGGGCGGTCTGGATCGCTGGAGTGTTCCACCTGCTGCTTCGGCTTTCCGTCCAGGCGGTCTAACAGTTCACGGATATAGAACAGGTCACCGCTCGCGCACTTGCACAAGAATTCGTAAATCCCGCGCTCGATAGGATTCTTGGGCTTCGGATGCGGACCGTCGCCCGTTTCCTTCTCGATCCGCTCTGCCATTTTCAGCAGGATCAAGCGCCCGCGACCCTTGGATATCTCCCAGTTTTTCCACTTCTTATCGAAATCCTCGATGTCGCGCAGGACTTCCGGCTTGTCAATCATCACCAGAATACCCGCTGTAGCCGTCATAGCCAGTGCGTGGTCCATAACCCGGTTCATCGGTAAGGATGTACAAGCGCAATCGCGCGGGGACATCCTTGTCCTTGGTCATCGTGATCGAGTAGTCGAAGTCTGGATCGCCGGTAACGCGTTCAACTTGGCGACGGTTAGGCGGGGCGCAATCGGAATGTTTCATGAGTGAGTCCATCCTTTCCCTTGCATGCAGGTGCCGTAGACGAGTGCAACCTGCATCGTCGGCATGCCGGTTACTGAGAATGCTTGGGCGCGACATTGGCCAGCGTCTATGTTGAAATCCTGTTGCGTTGCGCCCGGACGTACCCATGAGCCGGTCGCGCAGGCAGTCAGCAAGAAAAAGCCCAAGGTCGCGAGAGGGGCGCGGAACCTTGGGCCGAGTGAAGCAACGCGAGAGGGAGGAGTCGCGCTATCGCCCGTCAAGGCAATTCGGTAAGTGAACATGTTCGCATACTAGCGGGCATGCTAATTGCTGTCAAGCGTCCGGTCTAGGCCCGAGTATTTCGATTACCTCATGCGGGTGATACCAGCCGAGAATCAGCAGCCATGCGGATAGGTTCCACTTGGCGCGGTCTGACAGCGTTGGCACCTTAATCCGCAGGTCGAGGCACATTACCACGGGCCAGAAGGGATATGGTTCTTGACGCGTTCAAGTTCGCGCAGGACTTCGCGGTG